TAAAGTCTGCTGGATATTAGCTTTAGCTTGTTTCAATTGTTCAGGAAACAATTGACGATTTTGTTGATCTTGAGCTTGATTTTTTAATAATTGATTAGATAACTGAGCTTCAAGATTTTGAGATACATAAGGTAACTCTTTTTGCAATTTTTCATTAGTAACGGCTTTAATTAAAGCCTCTTTCATAGTCGCATCAGCTTGCGCTTTTACTAAATCGATTTGAGCAGATTTGAGCTGAGTATCATAATATTGCCCAATAGCCATATTAGCGCTACTGCCAAGATCAGTTTGAGGAGCAGTCGGATTATACGATTGAGGACTGGAAGAACGAACGACAGGACTATTAGACATTTGACCATATATAAGATTTGGATTTAGACCCGCTTCTTTAAAACGTGCCATTTGTTGTTTAGGACTATTATATAAATTTTGCATATTCCAATCAGCAAGAGCATCAGCTCTTTGCTTTTCATACATCTCTCTAGAATAACTTAACTGAGATGAATTAGTACCAAGCTGGGATCCAGCATTGATAAGGCCACCTAATACAGAAGCTCCGCCAGCAATAAGACTAGGTGTAAGTGAAGCAGCAGCAGGAGCAGCAGCAGTCGCGGCAGCGGCCGTAACAGGGATTATGAATGGAGGCATATCTTAGTTTTTTTTGTTTTTAATTGACATTTAAATGTAGTGTTTTTTTTTCGTTTATCACTACACTACGTTCCGTTCTTGACTCAAATATAACACTTTTTTTTAAATTAGTGTCAATTAGCACTAATATATCAAGGATAATTAGTGCATATCGCCCCTCATCGGGGCTTTTGACGGACAGAATCCAGGGCAAAGCCCTTACGATTCCGTCTCGTCGGTTTTATTTTGAGTTGAGTTATCAACAGAGTTATCCACAATTGTGGATTGTTTTTTACGAGATTTGTTTTGAATTTCATTTAATTCAAATTTGTATATCTCTTCTAATTCTTGACGTTCAGCTAAATCCAATGTTAATGGATTTGGTAAATCATCTTCTTCATCATAATACTCGTCAAGGCGACCGCCCACTGGGAGCCCCCTTGCGTATCTTTCAAGTATTGTCTTAATAGACATACTTTGATCAGGAATTGTCATAGATGGTTGCGTAAATATTTTGTACTTTTTTTCAAAAGTATGTGCATTCAATGAATTTTTAACTTTCATAATTTTTCTAATTTATCTCTTCCGAGTTGAGTATTTTTATACATTTTTTTAAACTGTTGTTCGTGACGTTCAAATAGTTTTTTAGACCACATTTCACCGAACTCTTGAATTAATTCAAGTTCTTGCTTTTCTTCAGCTTCAGTCATAACAATCTTTAAATGATTGTTAATTAATAACTTTTGAGTTTCACTATACATTTTATCTTTATAATATCGAGGCATAGCAATTTTTTTGCCATCTTTCATAGGAACATACATACGATTAACCAAGTCATTTTTATGCCATTTAATCATGGCATCAGTAATATAATTTTGACCTAAACCTTTGGACATTAAACTAAATTCCTTTTGTCTATCATCATTTTGATGTTTAGGTATTTTACCTGGTTTTTGCATATACTTTAAAGTATATCCTATAGAAGCCTCATTAACTTGACCAATATATATAGTACCAAAAGGCACATACCCACAACCAGCTTTATACTCGCTCCAGGCTCGTTCGACTTTTTCAGCATCAGCATTAAATATAATCATATGATAATGAGGGCGGTCTCGTTTACTTCCATACTCGCCACATACATAATACTTTAATTTTGTTTCGGATAATTTCCGTAAACGTTTCATATAAGTCTGGATGTCCCTTTTGTTGAGAGTCATAAACCCATTCTTAGTAAGAGGTACGTATTTAGTATCATATGTTAATGTAACAAATAAAGCAGTATCAGAGCGCTCACCCTCTTTTATCAACCTAAAAGACCATCCCGATGTTCTCCGTTTCATACAATTAGGACATTTACCACATGGTAGCGCCATCCATTGATTTGTGATTTTATCTCTAACTTGAAACGGAGTTATACATCGAGAACTCATTAAATAGTAGGTGTACCGTACTTAGGCATTGGTCGCACTGCCTTAATTTTGTTTAGTACGTGACAATATAATTTCTGAGCATCTGGGTCAGTTACAGCGAAAATACGTTCAGTATCTTCGGGAGCACACTCAATAAATTCTTGAGATAATGTTGGCTCAGTTCCAAATATTCTACCTAAGTGCCAATAATCCAAAGAATTACGGAAATCACCAGCAACACGAGAAGGCATATATTTATACTCAGCATAACGAGGCACATAACCGAAAGTATCTTCCGCATTTCCAGTATAAGCGTAAAGCTCTTTTAATTTAACTTCTTGCTCGCCAATATTAGCAAAAGATGGCCAAAAATAATCTAATGGGTCGAATCTACTAAAACTCTTAGGTATACCTTGTTGATAAGCAGTTTTAGGCATAACAGACATAATACCCATAATCCATCCATGTTCTTCAGCATAATAAGTACCACTTTTACCCGAAGTAACTGCAATACCATGACCGGCCATATTACCTTGTGGTAATTCTCCTTCAGTACCGGAAGTATTTAATACTTCACTAATAACAACAGGGGTTTTAACACCAGTAATATATTCGGGACGTTGTAAACGTGCATCTGATGATTTTACACCAAAGTGTGATAAAATACTTTCGATATAACGTGTACCGCCACGAGCATTTTTCTCTAACCATTCTTGTAATCTATAAGCACGACGTAAATCATTAATAGTTGTAGGTTCAACAGTTAAACCATCAGTTTGTGCCCATAAATCTGTAAAACCAGGATTAGCATCACCAATCATTACTGGATCACCAGCAGAACCATTTAAAGTAGTATTACCAACATTTGTATAAATATTAGCATCACCATTAACAGCACCAAGTGGAATATCTACTGCAGCACCTTTTTGAGCAAAAGGTAAAGAAGCAGTAAAATAATCGTGTTCCCAAGCGCGTTTACGCATATTACATAATTCCGAAATAGCACCTACACCAGATTGTTCACCATCGGTTAATTTATATTCGATAGGGTCAATAAGATTTTGGTCTCTATAATATTCGGAATATATAGCTTGATATGCAGCCATAGGCAACGCATTGATATTAGTTGCAGTACCACCAGTAGGAATAGGAGGGACTCCTAAATAATCCAAAAATCTACGAATTTCTGCAGTCCAATAAGGAAAATCCTTATATTCAAAGTAAGGAGCAACATAGTCAGGACCAGTACCATTAGGTCCATTATTTGTAATAAATTTCTCCCAATTTTCCCATAAAATACGATTTGGAACAAAGAAATAATGCATGGTAACGTCCATGCGATGCATAACTGGAGCAGTCATAGGAGCAAATCTAATAATTGATTCACAACCTAATTCTACCTTATCACCAGGTACAACATCCATAGCTAAAATGGGTACTAACTCTCCCATATTACACGACAATTTAACATCATGCGTAAGGTCAAAGAAATTCTTTTTAGGTTTCTTTAACTGAATCGAGTTAAAAATATTCTTTGCCATAATTATAAACGGATTCCACCGCGTGACATGTAATAAGTACGTGAAACTTTTCTCTTGCCGTAACCTTTACGACCGTAGGACTTACGTCCTTTGTAACCTCTACGATTTCTCATTTTCGTTTTGTTTAAGATGAAACATTGTTATTTGAAGTAATCCACAAATACTATCTAACCTGGATGCTACCAGGGATTTTTGTTGATCTTGTAATTCCATATTCTCTATGGTTTTAATAGACTCTTGAATAAACTCTATAAATTTTTCCATTTTAATCTACCCATTTTTTTAAATCATTATACATATTTTTAATTTGTTTTTTAATATCTTCTACACCTCCACCTTGTGATATTATTTGAGTTAAAAACCTTAATAAACCATTATCAGTAGGTTGTATACCTATTCTTTTCAAATTAGTATCTAATT